TCGGCGAGCTTGGCGTTGATGTCACCGACGTCGCCGCGGATCTGGATGAGCACCTGTGCCGTGTCGGCCATGTTCCCTCACCTCGATTTTGCGGGTGCAGGCCCCGCAGTCCTTGGCCCCCTTGTAGACCTGCCGGCAGGTGCGGCAGTATTCCGCCTCCGGCTCGTCGGCCTTGCCCGACTCGGCCAGGGCCTCCAGGATCCCGAGCAGCCCCTCGCGCAGCGCGACCTCGCGGCTCCGGTGCTTGATCCAGGGCTCGCACTCCTTCAGGGTGTATCCCCAGAGGATGGCGTCTCGCCGCGTGATGTCGCCCCCGGCGAGGAGGACGACGGCCTCGTCGATCCAGCCGCCAGGGTCGCCAGCATCCCGTTGAGCCTCCCGATCAGGCCTCCGGCCCTCCCGAGGAGCGAGGAGGCCGGATTGAGCACGAAAAAATCGTCGACGATCTCCAGGGCCGTCTCGAGGGGGAGCGCCCACTCCATCTCCCTCGCCAGCGCCTCGAGGTCCTTGTCCCCGGGGGAGCAGCCCTTCTCGGTGATGGCCACGGCAATCGCCGAGTACAGGCGCCCCCCCAGGGCATCGAGGAGAGAGGCAAGGGTGAGCGGATCCGGCAGGGCGATCCCGTCCAGGACCCGCAGGAGCTGCTGGATCTGCCCGAGCACGAGGGGCCGCTGGACGAAGGCCCGGCCGTTGATGTCATATTCCTTCATCACAGGGCACTCTCCGCGTTCTTGATCGTGATCTTGATGGAGCTCGCGTCCGCGCCGTCGTTGTAGTAGGCCTCGAAGGGACCGCGGTAGAGGATCCCCTGGGGGCCCTCGACGATCGGCGTGTCCTTCGAGATGACAAGCTCGGGGACGTAGATCTCCATCTCCTCGTTGCCCGCCGTGCCGGCGCCGGTGCCGTTGCGGTAGGTGAGCTTGAGGCTCGTCTCGGTCTTCTGCAGGGCCTTGGTATAGAGGGCCATGGACTCGAAAAGGGCCGTGATCTGGCCGCTCACGCGCACCTTGCCCTCGGGGATGCTCCGCCGGATCCCGCCGCCGCCCAGGACGAAGTTGCCGCCGTCGAGGTTGTTCTCGATGGAGAGATCCACGGCCGTCAGGTAGGCGATGTCTGATCCGCCCTCCTGGATGACCGCGACCTGGAAGCCGTCAAAGGGGGTGTGCCCCGGGTCCGTGTAGCTTGCGTCGATGGGCGCGTAGCCCAGCGTCGAGGCGACCACGGCCGCGCCCGTCGAGGAATCCGTCAGGGCCTCTTCCGCCACGAAGTCGCCCGTGGGGTTGATGAGGGTGAGGAAGCCCTGGTCGCTCGAGTCGTTGTCGCCCTTGATGAGGCCCGTCGCCCCCCCCGCTCCGGTGACGGTCAGGCCCGCGGTGAAGTTGCCCGTCTGGGTGTCGTAGTACAGGGCCTGCCCCTCGTAGGCCCCGAGAAGCTCGAAGTTGACGTCCTGGTAGCCCTCGGGCTTGCAGGAGATCGTCAGGCGGTTCATCTTGCAGCCCAGGTAGAGCAGGTAGCGCGGCAGGTCCGTGAACCCCTTCTCGATCATGAAGCTCGGCAGGTCGCCCACCTTGAGGACGTGCTGGTAGTAGGGCGATACGGAGCTCGATTCCTTGGCGCCGAGGGCGAAGTAGAGCAGGGTCCCGAGCTGCGGGGCCAGCTCGGTGCGGAAGCCGCCCGAGACGTCGCGGTTGCCGCGGACCGGCAGGGTCGGGTTGCGGTTGTCCCGGATGACCTGCGAGGTGATGAGGTTCATCTTCTCGGAGACGCTCTCCGAGAGAAAGTAGAGCAGCTTCAATGCCGGGCTTGCCGGCATGGAGCCGAAGGTCGACTCGACCATGTACCCGATCTGTGCCTTGGTTCCCTTTGCCTGAGCCATTTCCTTGCACCTCCTCGTGTTCGTCTATTTCGTCTGTTTGGTCCGTTTCGTCTATTTCGTCAGGCACTCACGCGCTCGTAAACCGCGAGGCTGCACTCCGCGATGTGGTAGAGGTCGGCCCCCGTCTCCTCGACGGCGGTGACCGTCACGCTCTCGATCTGCAGCAGGTCCGCCCGCCAAGCGGCCGTGCCGTACCAGTCGCCCGCGAAGGCCCAGAAGACGGCCTCGAGGAGCGCCTGGAAGTCCTTCTCCGAGCCCGCCGCGTCGTCCAGGGCGTAGAAGCCCGTGATCTTGAAGAAGTACCTCCGCTCGATCTGGCCGCCCCGGCCCATTGTCACCCGTTCCGCCGGCGTCGATTCCCGGTGGATGACCCAGCCGTTGACCTGCGCGGGACTTCCGGAGGTCATGGCGAGAAAGAAGTCGGCCAGGCTGCGCGGGTAGCGCTCGTAGTCGTGGACGGCCCCGATACCGCTGACGGCCTCGAGGGTGCTCTTGATCTCGGCCCGGATCCCCGCCTCGCTCATTTCTCGCTGACCTTCCCGGCGATCGCCGCCGTGTCTGCGGCCAGGTAGCGGCCGACGTTCGTGAAGACCTTCTCGTAGACGTTCTGCCGGATCTGCCGGCCCTGTTTCTCGAAGATCACGCTCACCACGGGACGCGGCGGGACCTTGAGCTTCGTCGTCCCCTTGGCCAGCGGCATCCGGGCGGCGAAGTGGAAGCGCCGGGCCCGGGCCGAGGAGACGTCGATCTCGAAGCCCTGGGCGTGGCGTTTCGCGAGCCACCGGGCCTTGCTCGCCAGGAACCCTATCGTGACCATCTTCTCCCCCGCGTTGTAGAAGTAGCGCGTCGCGCCGGCGAGCTTCTGCAGGGGGTGCTTGTTCGCCTGGATCTCCATGTGCCGGTCTTTATCCTTCCAGCCGCGGACCTTCTTGCCCGCCAGGATCCTGCGCTGCCGGCCGCGGTAGAGGCGCACGAAGCGCTGGATCATAAGCGTGTGCGGGTGCAGCTTGGGCCACTTCGCCCCCTCGGGGCCGCCCAGCTGAATCGAGCGCTTGATCTCCTGCTGCAGCCTAAAGCCCTCGGAGCGCAGGGCCGAGGCGATGGCCCGGTCGGCGTAGGTCGGGAAGAGGGCCAGGAGGTTCCGGTAGTCCTCGAGGCCGATCTCGCCGTGCTTCTTTCCGACCCAGAATTCCGGCATGCTACGATGTCACCCTGTTGGCCTGGACGATCCACTCCAGGCCGTCTTCGTTCAGTTCCGCGCCGATCACGATCCATCGCACCGCCCCAATCGTCACCTCGTCGGAGCGCGCCGGCTGCGCCACGTCGGAGGCCTTCACCCGGATCGTGCAGCGCACCCCGTAGGAATCGGCCCCCTTGTACTGGTCGCCCTCGCCGTAGGTCTGGATCACGTTGATGTTCTTCTCGGTGCCCGTGGCCGGCGTGTAGGTGGCCGTCACGGCGTACTCGTCCTCCTTGTAGAAGACGTCGCCCAGGTCGAGCCGCAGCCGGTCCCGGAACGTGGTGGCCGCCTCCTCGACGGGAACTTCCTTGACGGGCAGAAGCCCGTCGAGCTCGTACTTTGATCCCAGGCTTCCCACGATTTTGCACGTTAGCAGGTACTCGCGCCCCGAGGTGCCGCCCCGCACCCAGGCGTAGACGACCTGGCTGCCGTTGCTCTGCAGGGACGCGTCCAGCAGCGTCGACGTCACGTCCAGCAGGGTGTTGCGCTCGACGGCGGTGATCGTCGCCGTGGCGACGGTCTCCGTGGCGCCCAGGTCCGCCGTGAAATCGAACCCGAGATAGTAGGCCTCGGATGGCTGCTTCGAGGTGAAGAACTCCGTCATGAGTAGATCGTCCTTATGCGCGACTTTGCGTAGATGATCTCGTGCGCATCGATCACCCCGGGGATCACCGCCGTGCAGACATCGGTCAGCGTCATGCCGTCGGCCATCAGCCGCGAGATGTCCTTGACCGCCGCGTCAACCAGCGACACCACGTCGGCCTTCGCCAGGCCGACCCCTAAGACCCTGGCGTCGGCCATCGTGATCGAATCGGCCAGGTTCAGCATCGTGGCCTTGAGCAGCTCCGCGATCTCGTCGGACAGGGTCAGCGAGTCGGCGAAAGCGCGCGCGAAGGCCTTCGCCACCGCGTCCTCGAGGGCGATCGCGTCGGCCCGCGCCGCCCCGAATTCCGAGACCCGGGCGTCGGAGAGCGTCACCGTGTCCGAGAGCCCCAGGACGATCGCCTTGATCATCTGGGTGATCTCGTCGGAGAGGGTCAGTTCGTCGGCCAGGGTCTTCGCGACGGCCCGGGCGATCTGGTCGGAGATCTCCACCGTGTCGGCGCGCACGGCCCCCACGCCGGAGATCCTTGCATCGGAAAGGGTCACCGCATCGGAGAGTCCCAGGACGATCGCCCGGATCATCCCGGTGATCTCGTCGGAAAGGGTTGCCGAGTCGGCCAGCGCCTTCGCGACGGCCCGGGCCAGCGCGTCGGCCAGTGTGACCGTGTCCTCGATCGTCCGAGCGAATTCGGCGGCCCGGGAGAAACCGTCGGCAAGGGAGAGGGAGTCGGCCCGGGGGACGCTCACGCCGGAGACCCGGCCGTCGGAAAGCGTCACCGTGTCCGAGACGGAGCGCGCGAAGGCGACCGTGCGGGCCAGCTCCTCGGCCAGCTCCAGGCTGTCGGCCAGCGGCTTGCCGGCTGCAAGCGTCCGCGCGTCGGCGAGGGTGATCGTGTCGCTGAGCTCCTTGCTCAGCTCACCCGAGACCCACGCCCCGGCGGCCCACGCCCCGGCGGCCCATGCTCCCGATGCCCATGCTCCCATTTAGGCCGGCCCCCACGGCGTCGCCGAACCGTCCCCGGTCAAAGCGACGTCGTTGATTCGCTGAATGTTTGCGTCCACGTTCCCCGCCACGGTAAAGGTCAGGCTGTCGGTCTTTGCTTTGATGGCGTCGATCAGCAGATCGAGCCTGCCGCCGTTGGCCAGGTCGGTCTGGAGTTCGTTGGTGTCCGCCAGGATCGCGGCGACTTCCGTGTCCACGGCGGCCAGGATGGCGGCTACCTCGGTGTCGATATACCCCGCGATCGCGGCCAGGGTCCCGGGCAGCGTGGTCCCGGTGTCCTCGATCGTATCCTCCAGCGCCTGGCCATAGGTCCCGGCCCCGCCGAAGCTGGCCATGGCCGCGTTCCAGATCCAGGCGGCCGCCTCGGCGTCGACGTCCGCTGCGAAGGTCGCCGCGTCGATCGCGCCGTTGGCGATGGCTGCCGCGTCGATGGCCCCCGCTGCGAACTTGGCTGCCGTGATGGCCCCCGTTGCGATGGCTCCGGCGTCGATGGCGTTGTCCGCGATGGCGTCGGCGTCGATGGCGCCCGTGGCGATGGCCGCGGCGGTGATCGCGTTGTTGGCGATGGAGGCCACGTTAACATCGAGCTTGGTCGTCCCGCCGCCGTACCCGGTGCCGTCGAACATCAGCTCGCAGTTGTCCGCGGCGGTGGTGTCCTCGGAGATCGCCTTGACGTTGACGTCCATGTAGCCCGAGTCCTTGGCCCCCACGATGGAGGCATAGGCGGCCTGGGAGATCACCATGAAGTCGTGCCTCACCGGCAGCGCCCCGCTTTCGTGGACGATCAGGGTCAGGGTGCCCTCGGTGTTGGTGTCCGTGGCGTCCAGCTCGCAGTTGTAATAGCCGTTAGCGTCGTGGGCGGCGGCCGTATTGTCGTTCTTCTGCGCCAGGGCCTGCCCGTTCTTCGAGAGCTTGATGTCGGCCTGGGAGAGGGTCAGCGCAGTCTCCGCCGTTTTGCCGTCCGTCTCGTCGACGAAGGGGCCGATCAGGACGTCGACCGCCGTGTTTGCCGCAAGGTAACCGCCGAATCCCATGGCTCAACTCCTCAATGGTGCATGTAGTGATACATGTGCGGGGCGATGCCTCCGGCCGCGGCCGCCGCCGGGCCCTGGAAACACACACAACAG